CCGTTTACAGCATGACCTTCTTTACGTTTAGTAGTTTTCTTTGATATGCCCCTAACGATATCTTTAGCATAGGCTTGCCCGTCAGGCATTTCCATATCCATTAAAGATAATTTCATGGCCTTTTCTAATGCAGAGTCTGAGTTGATCTCTTTGAAGTTTAATGATAGTAGTCCTAATTGACCAACAACATATGACTTACCTGAGCCTGGACCACCTGCCATGAAGATAGCATGAAAAATGGACTTATCGTTCTTACCTTCTTCAAGGTGATTAAGGAAGCTCTTCATTGAAATTTACGTAAAGTTATTATGTATATTTATAACTTTAATGTTCTCAGTATTTCATCTAAATTATGGATACTACTATACTTCTTCAGCTTACGAAGCTTCTTGGATATGTTTTTATACACCTTATCGGTATCTATTTCACCGTTATAATCTAAAATGAATATCATGGCAAGCATATCTCCTAGCTCTTGCTCAAGGTTATCCCGGCTTTTATCATTAATACCAAACCTCTGTATCTTCGAAGCAGCTTGAATAACCTCAGCACATTCTTCCGATAGAATGACTAAGGTCTCATTATTACATTTTAAAGTCATCGAAATTAGTCACTGCAGGTTTATTATATACTAGCTCATCCTGGGCACTTTGCTCCACATCATATAATCTCATCTTGGGCTTATCTATGCCTAAAATAAACCTCTTATGACTGCTTATGTCGTTATATCTATTTTTCAACTGCTTAACCATTACTTGATTAAGACTATCCATCTCTTCCGTTGCTATAATCGCTACCATTAAATCACTCGTTGCTGGAAGACCAAATGATTCTGATGTATCGGTTAATGATATATCCGTATTGTCATAACCACCTCTTGTTGTTTGAGTGGCACTTACAATAGGTAGATTATTCTCTACGGCTAGCCCTCTTAACTCTTCAGCAATAGCTTTTACGTAAAAATACGATCCCGCATCACTTCTTAACCTTGAAGACGCACAGATATTAATATAGTCAATATAAATAATATCTGGGGTGAAGTCTTTTTTAATTGCAAGCTCTTTTAATAAGCTTCTAAAATGGCCAGCGTGGGCTGTTGATGTAGGGTACTCCTTAATCACTAGCTGTCCATTAGCCTTCTCTTTAATCTTATTAATCTTATCGGTAAACATCTTCTTGGGTAAGTCAACCAAGTCGCCAATATTAACATTCATTAAGTTAGCATCAATACGCTCAGCGATCATTTCCTCGGCCATCTCTAATGTGATATACAATACATTTCTACCTTGAGATATATTAGCTGCAGCCATATGACACATGAATAGAGATTTGCCTGCACCGGTACCTGCCAATACGATGTTTAGAGTTTTATTTGATAAACCACCTTTAGTAATCTTATTAAACATATTAAGATCGAATGGTATCTTACTCTCACTCTTATGATAAAACTCGTAACGCTCCCCTGCATCTTCTTTATAGTCATGCCCAACATGGTTGTCAAAACCAACAGAGAGAGCTTCCGATAATATTTCAGGTATGGCATCTTGAGTATACTTATCATCATTGCCATCAATAATTTGAATACCTTTGAATATAGCATTATAAACTGCTTTATCCTTACAGAACTTCTCGGTTAAATCAACCAGCCAATCTTGGTTAACTTTCTCTTCAGATAAATCTGTAATGGATGCCATGATAGACTGATAATCGTCCCCTGATAAATCATTACGAGCACCGATTGCAATCGTTAAGGAATCTTTAGAAGGTTTATCATGGTAGTGCTCTACAAATCTACTGATCTCTTCAAACATTACCCCTTCGATTCTATCATGGAAGTATTCCTTCTTAAGGAAAGGAGACACCTTACGGGTAAATGGTTCGTTAAATAATAAATTACTTAGTATCGTTCTCTCTATCGTCATATTCTAGGTCTCCATTAGCTAATTGATCATCGATAATCTCAATAAGAATATCTCCAAGTATATTTTGAAACTCACTACACTCAAACACTTCTTCCTCCAATCCGTTAGAATCTAATAACTCCCAATCGAAACTTAGAGTGTTATCTTTATCCTCTTCAAAATTAACCTTGCCATATCTATACACAACACCTTGCCAGCGCCCAGCTTTTTCTGTTAAGCCAATACCCTGCCACTTCTCATCTTTGTTTACAACAAATTTATACATAATGTAAATAACTCCCTATAATATACTTCGAATCTTTCTTCACTTTCCTGCCTGCATGTAAGTAATTCCATAACGGCGGGAATATTAATATACGCCTCTTTATTGGCGTCGAACCTTTTAATTAAATCATCACAGTATTCATCAGGGATAGCATTATCATAAACCCTAATATAATTCTCAATCATCAAGCATGCTCATCTGACCAATCTGGAATCGCTTCTTAATAAAATCTTTAAAGTCGGTATTAGCAAATACAGGAGCCCAAAACTCTTTGTTAAGGGTATCTTTTTCCCTTACCTTCTTATCTTCTACCTCACCAGTCTCGGTATCGACCCTTGCATACCATCCAATGTTAGGTTTAACAACATACTTACCTTCCAATGCAACTTCAAGTAATCCCGAGTACGGCATGATACCACCTTCCCATGTTACCGCGATAGGAATCTTGGACTTTTCCCTAACGAATCTTGATTTCTCAATATTGATAATAAAGTTATAACCTTTAATCTCGGTACCTTTCTTCTCTTGCTGTCTTCCGATGATCCAGATGTTATCAGCGCTATAGTAAATTCCTGTGTTATGGGTTACAACACCATTCTTAAGGATATAATGTTCATTATCCTTCACCGATAAATCGTATACTGGTTTCTTACCTACTTTATTTATTTTTGCAATTTTCATTATGCGATTTTCTATTTGATTTACATCAACTCCAACTTTCAAATCTTCCGCTTTAACCCAGCCACCATTAACTAGAAACTTATGTTTATCCGAACAAGTCACTGTATATCCATCTTCAAACTCGATTTCATAGCATTCTGGATTCCCGTCCTCTAATGTATCAGGGTTCCACACATGAGTAACTTCTCGCTCACCGTCTAGTGTGATTACTTTTTCTCCTACATTAAAATCTTCTACGTTCTTCAAACCATCAATTGTTTGTATCTCAGTACCAGCAACTACACACCCGCCAGACACAACTGCTTTAGGAAATAAACCGATTTCTTGATAGGTATGGTTAATAGCAATCAAAGGAATATCTTTCATTGTTAAGTATGGAGTTACCATTCTAAACAAACCTTTTAAAGCTTTAGCTCTACTCATATCAGCTACTGATTTCTCGCTTTTAGCATCCTCTAATTCTTTCTTGGAAGCAAGGTTACCAATTGAATCAATCAAGATAATTACCTTATCCTTTACCTCGAGATTCTCTAATTGGTTAACCAAATCAAACTTAAGCTCCTCCACATTCATAATTGGTGTATGCAATACCCTATTAGTATCAATACCAAAGCCTTCAAAATAGCTTTGCGGGCTACCAAACTCTGAATCGTAAAATAATATAACCGCATCATCATGCTCTTTCAAATAAGCCGAAGCTATTAACAATCCAAAACTTGTTTTGAAGTGCTTTGAAGGCCCTGCCAATACAGTCAATCCCGAACTCAAGCCTCCATCAATATCACCTGATAACGCAACGTTTATCATTGGAACAGAAGTCTTCACCATTTTCTTATCTGAAAATAATTTAGACTCTGCTAAGGTGGCGCTGGCTTTAATTCTAGAATTAGCAGCTAATTTATCCATTATACTCATATAATATTCTCCTTGTTTACTATATTATACTATAAAACAAGACCTAAATCAAGCCTTCTTTCTTTAATCTTTCATCCACATTTTGTTTGGATAATACTGCATCAACTTGTATTTCAACAAAGTAAGCTGTATCTGAAGCTCCATATCTATGCAATGCTTCAATAATATCCTCAATATGACCATCGTTTAAATGCTTAAGTGTTATTAACTTTGCCATTATAAAATGATTTTAGAATCAGGTGTTACAATTTTAGAGATGTGTTTGTTATACGCATTAGCTACAATATCACTCGTCTTAATCGAGAACAATAATGAGTTCTTTCTAAATGTAAAATTAGCCTCTAGCTCCTCACCAGTCATACAAATGCCGTCTGATAGCCCCATGCCTTGCTCATTGATTTGAACCAGCTTAGGTTGATTGATTGTAATCTCATCATTAGTCTCTGATACAAATAAACCAATAACTTCTGCGCCGTTAATAAGGGCTACGGTAACCACTTCATTTTCTTTCATACTTTCTCCTTTAAAAAAAATCTTCTAATGTAGCTTGAGTGCCAAAGCTCAAGTCTATATTCCATTCTAAATGCTTCAATATAGCCATGAGGGGCGACATGAAAGCTTTTTCAAATTGTAAATCAAAATCAATTGATTTATGCAATCCTAACTCATCCGGGAACAATGTTATAAATGATACAACATGGCTTTGGATAATGTTAGGAGTTTTAAGGTAAATAAACTTTACCTTCTCTCCTTCTCCGATAAGGGGGAACTTATTAATAAGTTTCTTTTCCTTTATCATATGATTATATAATAGGGCACCCCTTACGTGAACAGGTGTACCTTTAGCTACAATACTATTCGCCCCAGTCCATTTAGCCAAGCCATTCACAGATCTAGGGAATGATATATCGCTGGGCAAAGCATTAACAAACTTTGTTCTAAACTCTTGGATGTATTCATTAATGTCTTGCTCGGTACCATTCATAATAATACTTAATGCTTTCTTCAAGGCTGGTCTACATATGGTTGGAGTAGAGGATCTAATAGCTTCAATGCCCATAATCTTTAGCTGGGGAGTCTTATATCTTACCCCTTCATTGTCCCATACATTCAATACGTATCGCTTCTTAGCTGTCCATATACCTCTATCGGCAATTGCTTCCCTTGACATAATCATCTTTTGCTCATAAGCATTCGTATAATTAGCTAAATCTTGATAGCATTCACTAATGAACGGCTCTAGCTTATCCTTGGCGATGGTATCTAGAAAATCAACAATCTTCTCTTTAGGAGTATCCTTATCGAATACTTTATTAACCAGCCCATCCATTCTAAGATAGCAAGAGTCGGTATCAACAGCTATCACATAATCTTCATCTGTTTTTAATATATTATTAATATATTCATTTAACTTCTTTGAAATCCATTTAATAGCCATTTGACCTGATAAGGTAATAGCCTCGGCGTTACGTAATTGAAAGAATCTAAAGTAAGCATTTCCTACAGCTCCATAACATGAGTTCATTTGAATCTTCTTGGCCATTTGGAAGTTGTTGTACTTAGCGATCTCCCCCGATAACTCTTCCTCCCGGGAAGGATCGTCTACCAGCTCCTGCTTCAATTGAAGCATCTTCTTCTTATATACCACCCTCTCGTTATAGATAGTATCCATTAACTCAGGTAGAAATCCCCTCTTAGATTTATCATATAATTGACCTGAAGCTGCCATGGCATATTTTAAATTGCTTGTATCATATTCCTTGTTTAATATACCATCAACATTAACATTTAATTTCTGATCAATCATCGTTTCCGGGCTGATATTATATTGCATGATTAAATGAGGGTACAAGGAATTAAGATCGAAACTAACAACCCAATCACTCTCTCCTGTTTTAGGTTCCTTAACGAAACCACCTGGGTATTGAGCATCTTTAGAAGCGTCAATATCCTTCTGGGGAATCACAATACTTCTCTTCAATAGGTAATTGTATATAAGCACTTCCCAATACTTCACCGTGGTAAATGTATCTTGCATATTAACCTTGGCATCGTATGTCATTGTTAAGAGTAGCTCGATCAATCGCATCTTCTTTTCTAAGTTGTCTACGATCTCCACGTCTTGTATATTGTAATCAATAAATGATTGATAGTCTTTTGTATACCACTCTTTAAAGGTATCGAAGGGGTTACCATCTTTATGATCGCCCAGCTCTACCTCAGCAATATAATCTAATCTATATGATTCCCTATTAACATAAGTAAACTTCTTATATAGTTGTAGGTAATCTATATCTGATACACCAAGGATCTCAAACTTCTTCATGTCCCTATACTGCCCCCTAACCGTCTTCTCCCTTACGATCCCCCACGGACTCAAGAGTTTAACTGCCCTCTTGTTGATTACCTTGGCTACCCTATTACAAATATAAGGGATATCAAACATCTCTGAATTCCACCCTGTGATAATATCTGGATAATCATCAGACCACCAGCTTATGAATGAATGGAGAAGCTTCAATTCTGAATCACATAAGATATAAGTTACATCTTCCCGGGTATTAATATAAGGATTGATTCCCCATACCGTGAACCTTCCTGTTCTATGATCCTTAACGGTGATGGATAGCATCTCCTCTTCTGCCTTCTCGGGATCTGGAAAACCATTCTCACACTTAACCTCGATATCAATAGTGATGATCTTTAAATACTTTGGATCATATTTAATATCTTCCGGGTATTGATCGGCGATGTATGTATAGGGGTATTGAGTTAGTCCAAATATCTTATCATGGTTGTTGCGATACAACTTAACAAAATCCTTAGCTTTGCTGATGGTATCAAACCTGATGGGGCTAGCACTCTTCCCAGCTAATGTTTTGTATTTTGATTCTTTAGGGCTTGGTACGAATAAGGTAGGCTTATAAGGCACTTTAAAATTACGCCTTTGGCCATCTACGATAGCACGTACAAGTAGATTGTCACCCCATTGGGCAACGTGTGTATAAAAATTGTTCATAATATATATTATAGCTCATAACAAGCTAGAAATCAACTTAGAAGGTACTTACTTGAAGGGTCCACTATTAAGTTGTTATCAATCATAAAATGCTTACTGCAAAGTATATCTAATTTATCTTTTCTATCATCAAGGGTAAATAGTACATTCTTATGTAGAATGCCATTGAATGATAAATCTAATTCAATGGTTGCTCGATCTTCGATATGATCTCCCGGGCCTGTTAATATCCGTTTAATCTCTACGATAGGAGCTCTATATTTTGTACCCCTAAACTTCCAAGTTACTTTCTTACCATCATTACCAATCTCTATATCTTTAGCGTGAAGTACCATTG